TGTTGGTAATCCCTCACAAACAAGTGTTCAAACTGCAAAAATTGGAAAGCATTGGGATTCAACAATAAATCAGTATTTTGATGGTAATATAGCAAATATACATTTATACAACCGAGCCTTATCCTCATCAGAAGTACTACACAACTACAACGCATTAAAATCAAGGTTTGGACTATGAGTGGAAGAGTAGGTAGCATAACAACAGAAATAATAACAGATGGATTAATATTCAATATGGATGCTGCAAATAGAGCAAGCTACCCTAAAAGTGGAACTACCATTACTGATACTATTAATAGTGTTAACGGAACAATTAACGGATCAACATTTGTAAACGAAGATAATGGAGTTATAAATTTTGATGGAACAGATGATTATATTGATTTTGATGATATTTTAGATTTAGGAATTCTTTCTGTAAATATGTGGATTAATTGCGACCAATATAACTCAGACCGTGAATTTTTATTTGGAAAATGGAAAAGTAACCATAGATCATATGCAATAGTATTAAACCAATCAGGTACAAGTGCAGGCTCAATTACTTCTCAGATTAGTATCGATGGCGGGTCTTCAAATGTAGGATTGGCTACAGATAGTGGTGTCATAGATGCAAATGATACTTGGTTTAATGTAGGGTTTACTCATGACGGTACAAATTTAAAAACATATGTAAACGGTGTTTTAGGAGCTACGACAACAATTGGAGGAGCTTATACATCAGGAACAGCTCATGTAGCAGTAGGAACAATTTTATTTAGTAGTGATACTTCACCATTAAACCCATTTAATGGACAAATAGCAAACACTCACATCTACAACCGAGCCTTATCATCAACAGAAGTACTACATAACTATAACGCATTAAAGGGTAGATTTGGCCTTTCTTAACATATTTATAATAAAATACTAATATGGCAAATATTCCTATATGGCCTGGTTCAAGTAGTTTCTTCCCAGGAGACACACCTTTTGGATTTTACGATGATGATTTTCAATTTCAAACTGACAGTGATAAATTTGCTAAATTTGCATCTCAACGTTTAGGGTATCCTCTTGTAGAAGTTGAACTTCAAGATTTAAATTTTTATACTGCATTTGAAGAAGCTATAACGACTTATGGAAATGAGTTATATGCTTACCAAGTAGCAGATAATTTATTAACTTTTCAAGGTGCTTCTTCCTCAATTAACCCTGCTAATGAAGAATTAGTTCAAGAAAATCTTTCTGAAATAGTTAGACTTTCAAATCAATATGGAACTGAAGCTGGAGTAGGAGGAGATGTAACTTACCATAAGGGAATTTTACCTTTAACATCTAGTGTTCAAACTTATGATTTAAATGCTTGGGCTGAAAGTGAAGGTATAGAGGGAAGAATTGAAATTAAAAGGGTATATTATGAATCCCCCCCTGCAATTACAAGATATTTTGACCCATATGCTGGTACAGGTGTAGGTATGCAACAAATGATGGATTCATTTGGGTTTGGATCATTTTCTCCTGCTATTAACTTTATGTTAATGCCTATAAATTATGATTTACAAAAAATTCAAGCAATTGAACTAAATGATCAAGTTAGAAAATCTCAATACACATTTGAATTAATTAATAATCAACTTAAAATATTTCCTATCCCGGTTCAAAGAGGTGTACAAGCATTATGTTTTCAATATATTAAACTAAATGAAGCTAATCAACCCTACCACGATAGAAAAGGAAGTGAAATTGTTACCAATGCATCTAATGTCCCCTACCAAAATCCTAATTATACACGCATTAATTCAGTTGGTAGACAGTGGATATTTGAGTATGGTTTAGCAATTGTTAAAGAGATTTTAGGATATGTTAGAGGTAAATACTCTCAAATACCAATACCTGGTTCTGAAGTAACCCTTAACCAATCAGATTTAATTTCAGCTGCAACAGCTGAAAAAGGAGCATTAATAGAAAGATTAAGAACATATTTTGATACAACATCTCGTAAAACTTTACTTGAGAAAAAAGCAGCAGAAGGTGAAGCACAAAACAAAACTCTAGGGCAATCCCCTTTAGTAATTTATATAGGATAATATGGCACTATTTGGTACACAACGTGATGTCTCTTTAATGAGAAGTATTAACCGAGAGTTAATGGGTGATATAATTACCCAACAGTGTGCTGTATATAAATTAAATTTAGGAGAAACCCGAGTAAATATCTATGGTGAATCCTCAGGTGCAAAATATTACCAAGATCCTGTATTACTGAATGTTTTACTTGAAAGAGGAGACCAAACATATTCCTCAGATGATATGGGTGTTGACTATACAAGAGAAATAGAATTTAGATTTTTTAGAGATGATTTAATAGATGCACAATTAGTAGTAGAACCTGGAGATATATTATTATACTATGAAAGTTATTTTGAAGTTGACAATGTAATAGATAACCAATTATTTGTAGGTAAAGACCCTAGATACCCATATAATACTAACCCACTAAACCCAGGATTAGAAGAATTTGGAACTAATTTATCTATTATATGTAAAACTCATTATACTACTGCAGATAGAGTACAAATTACAAAAGAAAGATTATAATAGATGCCACAATCTAGAAAACCTGTACCAAAATCCCAAAAAGAGATTAGTCGCTCCCAACAGGATCCTTATGTTAATCCTGAAACAGGTAATACTAGAGGTAACCCTAATGAACCTGATAACTTTACACAATTTACTCCAACAGAACAAAATGGTTTAGATCATAATAGATCTAATGAAATGTCTTTTAAAGGTGATACAACAAAACCCTTTACAATAGGTTTACAAGATATAGATGAATCTATAATGTATTACTTTCAAAATGTAATACGTCCTTTTGTTATACAAAATGGTAAACGGATAGCTGTTCCTATCATATATGGTGCTCCTGAAAGATGGAAATCTGCTCAAAGGGATGGATACTATAAAGATAAAAAAGGTAAAATTATGTCTCCTATTATTATGTTTAAAAGAGATTCATTTGAAAAAGATAGATCTGTAGGAAACAAACTAGATGGAAATACACCAAATTTATATACTTCATATAAAAAAGTTTACAATCCAAAAAATTCATACTCTAATTTTAATACTTTAAACAACAGAAAACCAACCGACCAATTTATAGTCAATGTAATACCAGACTATGTTAAGTTGCAATATAGTTGCACAATCCAAACATATTATGTAGACCAATTAAATAAAATTGTAGAAGCAATAAATTATGCTTCTGATTCATATTGGGGTGATCCTGAACGCTTTAAATTTAAAGCTACTATAGATTCATATACAACAACAGTAGAATTAAATGATGGTCAAGATAGAGTAGTAAAATCTACATTTACACTTAATATGTATGGCCATATTATTCCTGATAGTATTCAAAAACAACTCTCCTCAATTAAAAAATATAACAGCAAATCACAAATAATTATAGGACTAGAAGTAGAAGGGGCAGGAAATGAATTTTTATCTTCATAATATTTATAATAAAATACTATAAATGGCTAAAATCCTTACCAAATCAAGCATAACTACAGGAAATACTGTTAAGGCAGGACATGTTACACAATCAATAGACGCTTTTACAGGTACTGATGCTTATGATATTACTTTATCTGGGTCTTTACTTTTAAATGGTCCTTTTAACAATAGTGGATCATTACTTCAATTAGGAAATTCAATATTTACTGGAAATATAACCTCCTCAGCAGATATTTCTTCCTCAGCAAATATCACTGCAATAAATATAACTGCAGAACTTATTACTTCAACTGGGAGATTTTCAGGAGACGGCTCTACATTAACAAACTTACAAAGACCAATTTCAAATTCTGTTTCAACCCACTTTACAGCTAGTAACTTAAATGCTGGTTTTTATTTTAGAGCTGGTGGAAATGTAACTTGCTCAATCCAATCGGGATCACTAGTAGCTTGTGAAACTGGAAATGAATACGAAATTTTTCAAACTTCATCTGCTGGAAATATAATATTTGTAACAGGAAGTGGTGTAACTTTAAATTCAAAAAACAATAATATTAAATTAACAGGACAATTTTCTGCAGCAACACTTAAAAAAATTTCTACAAATCCTGATACATGGGATTTAATTGGTGATTTAAATTAACTATGGGGTTAGGGATTAAAATAGGAGTAATGGCTGGGCAAGGTTTTAGTAATAACTTTGCATTATCTTTTGATGGAACTGACGATGACATAAATTTTAGTAATATAACATACACTTCAGATTTTTCTTTTTCTTTTTGGATTAAACCCTCAAGTCTTGACCCATCAGATAATAATTTTATTATTGGTAACAATTCAAATGCAAATAATAATATTTATTTAGTAAGACCAACTCTTATAACTTTAAACATTGCTGGTAGTTCAATCAGTTTTGAAACCCCAGCTGGGGATGGGGGTAATCAAATTGAATTAAATGAATGGAATAGTCTTATAATTACAAGAGGTTCTAATACTGTAAAAGCTTTTAGAAATGGAGCAGCATTTGGTGAAGCTACAGGAAGTTTAGCAGGTACTTTTGAATCTAATTTCCTTGGTGGTGGGGTATCAAGACATTATGAAGGATTAATGGATGAAGTTGCAATTTGGTCTAACTCTGATCAAAGTGCAAATGCTGTAAAAATTTACAACTTAGGTGTACCTAATGATTTAAGTGCTACTAACTTTACATCACCTACGATTTGGTATAGGTTTGAAGAAGGATCAGGTACTACAGCTATTAATTCTATGGGTGTTGATGGTACTGGTACAATTTCTGGAGCAACATATACTACAGATAAACCCTAACATATTTATAGTAAAAAATGGATTATTCAAATAGAACATATGCGTTTGCAAATACTTCAACTATAGGGAGTGTAGACTTTACCCAAGTAATGGAAACATCAGCTGATACAGTTAGAAAATCAATAGATGAATCTCAATTTATAATAAAATGGTACACAACAAGTGAACCTACCTTTATTACAGATAGTAGTGTAACATTAACTTGGAGCGGTACTCATACTGAATGTTTAAATAGATTAACAAGTTCATTTT